CCTTCGGCAAGGCCGACGACGGCTTCTACATGTTCTACATCTGCTCGAGCTCGGACGAGGGCGACGACATCGTCCTCGACGGCGTCGACTCAATGGTGCAGTCGTCCACCCTCGCCTGTAATCCCTCGGCGGGGTTCCCCTCGATCACGGTCAAGAACTCCGCGATCAAGGTGGCCGCGTGCAACCCGGCCAAGGTGCAGTGGATCAACTCGACGGGGAACGACTGCGGGAGCGGTAGTCCGCCTCCTCCGCCTCCGCCTCCGCCACCACCTCCTCCGCCACCACCTCCTCCGCCTCCACCGCCTCCGCCGCCGCCTCCTCCGCCTCCTCCGCCTCCGGTCATCTCCCTGATCTACGACAAGCGCGCGGTCGCCGTCCGCTGGACCGGATTCGAGGGCGAGCTCCAGGTGCGCGTGCGGATCGAGGACTCCGCCGGCGCCGTCCTCGCTACGTTCGACACGGCCAATGACGGCGAGGCCTATACGACCTACCCGCTCGACTTCTCGGGCGATCGCGTCTACGTCGTACAGACGCTCGACGGCTCGCTCGAGACGGCTCCGCAGGCCTACCACGTGGGGCCGTAATGGCCACGCTCCGGATTCCGATCCACGGGGCCATGACCATGCCGGACTCGACCGGCGAGTGCTTCCCGGAGTCGTATCAGGTGCTCGCGACCAACGACGTCTGGCAGAGAATGGTCTGGCGCTTCGGCTCCTCCAACGCCGCGGCGCCGACCGTCCGCCACGGTCTCCACGGAGGCTTCGCTGTTCCCAAGAACTACGTCGGGACGCCGGTCGTCGTCATTGTCTGGACGGCGACCCTGACCTCCGGGAACGTCGTCTGGGACTTTGAGTATCGGACGGTCGGCGGCAACGATACGACGTCGCTCGACCAGGCCGGGACGGAGGAGTCCGTGACCGTCACGGACGCCGCGCCGGGAGCGGCCAACCGACGCCTCGAGGCGACGATCTCCCTCGCCGCGAACTTCGCAGTCGACGAGGAGGTGGAGTTCTTCCTCGCTCGAGACGGAGCAGACGCGGCCGACACAATGGCCGGCGCCGCGCTGCTGGTCGGCGCGTACTTCCAGTACGCGGACGTCTAGCTAGATGCCGCGCGTCTTCGACGGCTCCGACGACAGGGCCTCCGCCGGGGCCACTCCGGTAACGGCGCCGCCGTTCACGATCTCGCTCTGGTTCAAGCCGGTCGACGCGACGACGAACGGCTTCCTGGCCGGGGTCTCCGATACGGCGGGCGACAACAACTACTTTCGACTCCGCAAGAACTCGGACGGGACGCTCTCGGCCGCGGCCTTTGCCACCTCGGCTGCGAGCGCCACGACCACGACCACGTACACGGCGGGCGTCTGGCACCACGCCTGCGCGCGGTTCACCTCGGCGACCTCCCGACAGGTCTACCTCAACGGCGGAGGCAAGGGCACGAATACGACCAACCGCTCTCCGGCCGGGGTCGACAGCGTCTGCGTAGGAGCTCGCGTCGGGGCTACCGCCTCCGACCTCGTCGCGTCCGACATCGCGCACGTCGCGATCTGGAACGTCGCCCTGACAGACCAGGAGATCGCGGCGCTCGCGCGCGGCACGAGCCCTCTGTCGATCCGTCCGCAGAACCTCGTCTTCTTCGCCCCTCTCGACGGCCGGGCCTCGCCCGAGATCGACTACACGCGCAACGGCAACGACCTAACGCTGACGGGCTCGCCGGCGGTCGCGGCGACGTCGCCTCCGGTCGCGGCCCCCTGGGACTTCGCCCCTCCGAGCCTCGCCCCTGCCGCGGTCTCCGGAGCTATCTCCAAGGACCTGACGCCGGCGGCGGAGACGGACTCCGCGCAGGCGCTCGACAGGGACAAGAGCAAGGCGCTGGGGGTCGCGGCGGAGGCTAGCTCCGCCCGCCCGCTCTCCTACGCGAAGCCGATCGTGAAGAACCTGACGCCGGCGACGGAGACGGACAGCGCCGGCGGATACGCCTCGCAGATTCTCCGAGACAGCCCTCGGGCGTGGTATCGCATGCGGGAGGCCTCCGGGCTCATTCAGGACTCGTCGGGCAACGGCAACCACGCGACGTCGTCCGATGGCTCGCCCGCCTACGCGCAGACGGGGCCGATCTCCGAGCCTGCCGACAGAGCGATCCTCTTCGCGGCCGACGTCGGCTTCGTCGTCCCGCACGACGCGACGCTCGACCTCGCCGACTCCCTGACCATTGAGGCGTGGGTCAAGGTCTCGAGCGACACGGGCCGTTTCGACATCTGCGTGAAGAGCCACACCGGCGGCTTCCATTTCTACCTGGCAGACGGGGTTCTGGTGTTCGAGGCCGTCGGCTCCGCGCCGATGGCGGTGACGACGATCTCCGTCGACCCTGACGCTCTCTGGCATCACGTCGCCGTCACGAAGAACGGGTCGGACATTCATCTCTACGTCGACGGCGGCGACTTCACGTTCGCCGACATCGTCGGCACGGTCGTCGACGCCGCGAGCTCGCTAGCGATCGGTCCCTATCCGGACTCGTCGTACGCCTCGGCCCTGGACGAGCTCGCCATCTACGGCTCGGCTCTGTCGGAGGAGCGCGTGGTCGCGCACTACCTCGCCGGCCCGGCCGCCTTCTCCCTGGACGTGGACAAGACCAGGACGCTCGCGCTGGCGACGGAGGCCGACTCCGCGCGGCCGCTCTCGATCGCCTCGGCGAGCAAGACGCTCGGGATCGCGCTCGAGGCCGACTCCGCGCAGGCGCTCGACAGAGACAAGCTCAAGACGCTCGGCGTCGCGGCCGAGGCCGACTCCGCTCGTCCGCTCGACGTCGACAAGCCGAGGACTCTCGGCGTCGCCTCCGAGACGGACTCCGCGCGGCCGCTCTCCGTCACGCACGTGATCTACCGCTCTCTGACGGCCGCCGCCGAGACCGACCAGGCTCGGCCCCTGGACGCGGACAAGGCCCGGAGCCTCGGCGCCGCCTCCGAGCTCGACTCCGCCGGCGCTCTCAATGTCGACAAGACGCGGAGTCTGGGCGTCGCCTCCGAGAGCGACTCTGCTCGCCCGCTCGACCGCGACAAGAGCAGGACGCTCGGCGTCGCGGCGGAGAGCGACGCGGCCCGGCCGCTCGACGTCGACAAGCCGCGGACGCTCGGGATCGCGCTCGAGGCCGACTCCGCCAGGCCCCTCGACCGGGACAAGACGCGGACGCTCGGGGTCGCGGCGGAGACGGACTCCGCGCAGGCGCTCGACAGGGACAAGGCGAGGACGCTCGGGCCGGCAGGCGAGACCGATACGGCCAGGCCCCTCGACGCGGACAAGACGAGGACGCTCGGGGTCGCCCTCGAGAGCGACGCGGCCGTCGAGCTCTCGATCGCCGCGGCCAGCCATACGCTCGGGGTCGCCTCCGAGACGGACTCTGCCAGGCCTCTCGACGCCGACAAGAGAAAGACGCTCGGGGTCGCGACGGAGAGCGACTCCGCCGGCGCCCTCTCCTACGTGAAGGTCATCTTCCGAACCCTTGGGGCCGCGCTCGAGACCTCGACTGGTCGGCTTCTCTCCCTCGCAAAGCGGATGACGCTCTCTCCTGCCTCCGAGAGCGATGCGGCCGTAACGCTTGCAACGGCAAAGCGTGTCGTAGTCGCGCCCGCCGGAGAGACCGACCAGGCGCGGCCCCAGGACGTCGACAAGAGGGTAACGCTCTCCGTCGCGATCTCGACGGATACGGCTCGCGCCCTCGTCTACTCCATCGTCGGGCCGGGCGTCTACCTCGTCCCCGCGACGGAGAATACCGCCGCAGGCGCTCTCTCCTACGCTCGAGCGGTCGCGATCGCGCCGGCCCTCGAGCTGGACGAGGCGCTCGAGCTCGTCCTGTCCCTGCTCGCCGCGGCCCCGCTCTCCGGCCGTACGACCGTAGTCGCGCTCTCCGACGCCTCGACCGTAGACGCGCTCTCCGGCCGCACGAGTAGAGTCGGCGAGTCCGGCGTCGCCCTTATTCGCTCAAACTCCGGGAGGACCCGTGTCCGCTCCTGATCACTACATTCGGCAAGGAGACGAGGGTCTCGTCATCCGCGACTGGCTCCTCGGCCCTCCGACAGAGGCGTACCCCGCCGGCGAGCCCGTAGACCTCGACGGCGCGACCGTGACCCTCAAGGTCGCCCCGATCGGCGGAGGCCCGGCGATCATCGACGCCGAGGCCGACATCGAGCAGACGATCGACCCCGATACGCGCGGCCAGGTGTCCTACACGCTCGTCTACGGCGACACGGAGCTCGCGGGGAACTACCTCGCGGAGTACGAGGTCGTCTTCCCCGGCGGAGGAGGCGCCGTCGGGAGCTACCCCAACGGCGGATACATCCACTGGCTGATTACCCCGCAGATCCCGCAGGCCGAGGGCTACATCTCGCCGGAGGATCTCAAGAAGTCGCTGGGGATCACGAACACGACGGAGTGGGACAGGGACATCGCTCGCTCGATCCCCGCCGCCTCCCGCTCCGTCGATCGCCTCTGCCGGCGGCGCTTCTCCCTGGACGCCGCTCCGACGACCCGCCTCTACTTCGCCTCCGAGGACGGATACGTCTACATCGACGACCTCTTCGAGCAGGACGATCCGATCGGCGTCCAGGCGGACGGCTCGGCCTGGACGGTCGACGAGGACTTCTCCTTCGGGCCCGCCAACGCGCCGGCGCTCGGCCTACCCTGGGAGTTCCTGTCGGCGGTCGGCGCCTCGGGCTCGCTCGTCTCGCCGGCGGACGCGATCTGGCGCGCCTCGACGCGGGCCTCCTGGCGCTCGGCGTCGATCGCCATCACCGCGCGCTTCGGCTGGCCGACTCTCCCGCCGGAGGTCGCCCAGGCGACCGGGATCATTGCCAACCAGCTCATGATCCGCCTGCGCGAGGCGCCCTGGGGGATCGTCCCCGTGGGGACGGAGGGCGCGATCGCGATGCGCATCTCCCGCTACGACCCGCAGGTGGCCGACCTCCTCGGCGACCTCTCCCGACGCGCGCCTCTGCGGAGCCTCGCGCTCTCGTGAGGATCGCCGCCGTCCTCTGCTGGTACGACGAGCCTCCGGAGTTCCTCGAGCGGCTCGTCTGCTCGCTCGCCGGCGAGGTCGATCTCCTGATCTCGGCGGACGGCTCCTGGCCGCTCTTCCCCGACGGCGGCCCGGAGTCGCCGGAGGAGCAGAGGCAGGCGCTCAAGGAGGCGGCGGCCGCGGCCGGTCTGACGCACCGCACGGTATCTCCGGTGCCCGTCCAACTATGGGAGAGCCAGGTTCAGAAGCGCTCGATCCTGTACGGGATCGCCGCGACCCACGCGGACTGGCTCCTCGTCGTCGACGGCGACGAGTGGATCCGCTCGAGCCGAGGCCTCCGGGCCCGTCTCGAGACGGTAGCTCGCGACGTCTGCGAGGTCGGAATGATCCGGCCGGGCGCCGAGCATCTCGCGATCCAGCGCCGGCGGAGGCTCTTCCGTACCTCCGGCGGAGGGCTCGCCGTCAAGGAGACGCACAACGGCGTCGTGGACGGCGCAGGGCGGTGGCTCTCCGGGCCCCGGCGCGTTCCCCTGGAGCCTGCCGCAGACCTCACAGAGGCGCTCTGCCTGGGCCATGCCTTTCGCTCGCGCGGCGACCGGCGGGACGCGGACACGCGTCGCTACTACGCCGCGCGCAAGCGCCTCCGGGCCGAGGTCCATTGACGACCTCGGCCAAGACCCTACGCGAGGCGATCGCCGCCTCCCTGTCCGGACTCGACATGCAGGTTTCCGCATACGTCCTGGCGCAACCCAAGCCTCCGTGCCTGTATGTCGTCGACGGCGAGATCGTCTACGACGAGGCCTTCGCTCGAGGCTACGACACCTGGCTCTTTACGGTCTACGCCGTCGTCGCCTTCGCGACGGACATGGGGGCGGCCCTCCAGCTCGACGAGCTCCGGGCGCCGTACGGCCCCTCGTCCGTCAAGGAGCTGATCGAGACGAGGGACGAGGACGGGCAGGTGCTCGCCGGCGCGGCGTTCGATGCCGTCGTCGAGAGCGCCTCCGCGACCAGGATCTACGTGCGCGAGGGGCAGACCTCCCCGCTGCTCGGATGCGAGTTCTCCGTCCGGGTGCGCGCCTCGGGGAAGGAGTAGCATGGGACAGATTTCCTACGCCGACCTCGGCGGGCTTTCTACGAGTAGCTCGAGGGCTATCTCGGCAACCCACGGCTCGCAGATCGCGAGCCGGCGCCCGGAGCCTACGGCTCCGCGCGACGTCGAAGTCGAGGAGGACATATGGCTCTACTGACCACGCAGAACATCGTGCGGACGGGGCTCACGCCTTCCTACGCCGCGGTCGCGGCGACGGACACGTTTGTCCCGGACGCGCAGACGTTCATTCACGTAAAGAACGGAGGCGGCTCGCCCGACACCTGCGTCGTGCAGGTGCTCCAGGGGGACCCCGCAGGCCTGACGGTCTCGGACGTCTCCGTCTCCGTGACGAACGCGCAGGAGCGAATGATCGGCCCGCTCCCGCCGAACTTCTTCGCCGACCCTACGACGGGACTCGGGACGATTACGCACTCGTTCACGACCACCGTCACAGTCGGCGTTTTCAAGCTGGGGCAGCCATGAACCGCTATCGGATCCTGCTCCCGCTCGAGGTACACACCGAGGACGCGAGCTACAAGCAGGGCGAGGAGTTCGAGAAGGAGTTCTCTCCCGAGGACGAGGCGACCAACCTCGCGAGCGGTCTGCTGGAGATCGTCCCGCAGACCTACAAGGTCATCGGTGGATCGGTGGTCCACGGGGCGAGCCCCGGCGAGACGTTCGAGGCAGCTCTTACGGTCGGCGCCGAGGCGGCGCTCGTCGCCGGAGGGCACATCGAGCGGGCGGTAAAGAAGGCTCCGAAGACCAAGAAGGAGGAGTAGATGGCTATTTTCGCCCTGACAGACGCCCTGATCATCGTTAACGGCGTGACCCTGTCCGACCACGGTAACAACGTGTCGATCGAGGACTCCCGTGACGCTCTCGACATCACCGCCTTCGGTGCGACCTCCAAGGCCGTAGCGAAGGGTCTCGGCGATGCCAAGATCACGGTCAAGTTCCTACAGGACTTCGCCGCGGGCAAGGTACACGCGACCCTGGCGCCCCTGATCGCCTCGACGACCGGGATCGTAGTCGAGGTCCGGCCGACGAGCGCGGGCAGGTCGCCGACCAACCCGGCGGCCCTGATGACGGGCCTCCTGATGACGTACAACATGCTCGACGGAGGAGTCGGCGAGGTGACGGAGATCAACGCAGAGTTCGTCAACTCCGCCCAGGCCGGCATGACCTACCCGACGGCGTAGTCGTGGCGTACCTCGTGACGAGCGGGCTCCGCGAGCTGATCGCGGCGTTTGGGAAGATCGACCGGAAGCTCGGCCGGAGTCTCGGCGACGAGCTGAAGAAGGTCGCGGAGCCCGTCTCGCGCTCGGCGCAGACGAAGGTGGGCCGGTACGCCGGAGCGTCTGTAACGACGATCCGGCCCCGCCGGCAGGGAGCGACCGTATACGTCGAGCAGGGGGCCCGGAAAGTGACGGGCCGTCGCGGCGACTACGGCGCTCTGCAAATGCGGAACGTACTCGAGCCGGCGCTGGAGGAGAATCAGGCCGCCGTGCACGAGGGCCTAGACGACTTCCTCGGCCGCCTCGGCGGCGAGGCAGGATTCTAACAAGGAGGTAGACGTGGCAAAACTGCTCATAGACGGGCAGGAGTACGAGATCGTGACCCTGGACACGCTGACGGTCGGCGAGAACCGGATCGTCAAGCGGTACACCGGAGTGGCGGGCCAGGCGCTCGAGGAGCTCGACGACAACGACCCCGACCTGACGGCCGCGATGATCCATATCGCGTTCGTCCGGGAGAACCCCGCCCTGTCCTTCGCCGCGGCGGAGCGACGGGTGGACGCCGTCAAGTACTCCGAGATCGACTTCACCCCGGATCCGGACGACGAGGAGCAGGCCCCTTTAGCGACGCCGAGCGACGAGCCTCCGACGTCCGCCGACGATACGAGTCCGCCAAGTACTGGACCTCTTTCCGTCGTCGATTCGGAGAGCCAGGACGAGCCGGGCATCTCTACTGGAGTGCACTAATCGGCCACTTCTGCCACGTCTCGCCGGCGGAGATCGACGGCATTACGTATGACCAGCTAATGGCCTGCGCGGACGTCGTCGATGCAATGACGGAGCCGGCGGACGGAGGCGGAGGAGGACTCACCCTGGCGCAGCACGCACAGGCAATGGCGGAGGCAGAGCGAGGCTAGATGGCGCGCGAGCTCAACGTAAGGATTACCGGGGACGATCGCGACCTCCGTCGCGCCCTGGGGAGCGCCTCGAGGTCGACCTCGGGCTTCGGCCGTACCTTCTCGACGACGGCGAAGCTCGTCGCCGCCGGCGGGGTCGCAATGGGGATCGGCGTCGCGGTCGGCCTCAAGAAGGCGGTGACGTCCTCCGTCGAGTTCGAGGGCGCCATGCGGAACGTGAATACGATCGCGCGGCTCGGCGAGAAGCAGCTCGGATCTCTGACGAAGGAAGTCCTGAGCCTGGCGGGCCCGACCGCGCAGGCTCCGAAGGTTCTCGCGGCCGGCCTGTACGACATCGTCTCGTCCGGCTTCAAGGCCAAGGACGCCACGAAGATCCTGGCGGTCTCGGCGAAGGCCGCCTCGGCCGGCCTGACCGATACCGCGACCGCGACCAGGGCCGTGACGGCCGCTCTCAACGCGTACCACCTGGGAGCGAAGGAGGCCCGCAAGGTTTCGGACATTCTCTTCCAGACGGTCAACAAGGGCGTCCTGACGTTCGAGGAGCTCGCGCAGAATATGGGCGACCTCGTCCCGGCCGCGGCCCCGCTCGGCGTCTCCCTCGAGGAGGTCGGAGCGGCGATCGCGACGATCACTCTCCAGGGCGTGCCGGCGGCCGAGGCGGCGACGCGCGTGAAGAATACGATGCTCCAGCTCGCGAAGCCGAGCGCGAACCTCACAACCCTCTTCAAGGAGCAGGGCTTCGCCTCCGGAGAGGCGGCCGTCAAGTCCCTCGGCTTCGCCGGCGTCCTCCAAATGCTGGACAAGGCGACGGAGGGGAACGTCACGAAGACGGCCAAGCTCACGCCGGAGATCCGGGCCCTGCTCGGAGTCGTCGGCCTGACGGGGAAGAACCTCGAGACCTACAACGCGAACCTCGCGTCGATGGCCCAGGCCCAGGAGGGCGCGGGCATGTCGGCGAAGGCCTTCGCGGAGCAGGCGAAGGGAGTCGGCTTCCAGTGGCAGAGGACGAAGGTGCTCCTCGAGGTCCTCGCGATCCGGATCGGGGACAAGCTCCTGCCGGCGCTCCGCTCGATCCTCGAGTACGTGAACAAGAACTGGCCGCAGATCGAGAGGGTCATGTCAGATGTCGCCGACCGCGTCGGCGACGCCGTCGAGGGCATGGTGGACGTCGTCCGCCGCAACTTCGAGGGGATCAAGAACGCCGGCATGGCCGCGTTCGGAGGCCTCAAGACGTCTGTGATGGCGGTCGTCGCCTTCCTGCGCACGGACTTCGGGCAGCAGCTCGCGGCGGGAGCGATCGCCGTCATCGCATTCGGCCGCGCCTTCGTCGCGGTCAAGGCCGCGATCGCGAGCGCGCAGCTCGCGATGACCGCCCTAACAAAGAGTCCGCTCTTCCTGATGCTCCTGCCGCTCGCCGCCGCGGTCGGGATAGTCACCGCGAAGTTCGTACAGGGTAAGATCGACGCGGCCGCGTTTGACGCGGCCATGCGCGCGGCGGCAGGATCGGGCGACGCCCTCCGCGCCTCCCTCGATCGCCTCAACCAGTCGGAGACGGCGCTCGAGAGCTCCAAGCTCTCGCTCGTCTCCGCGACCCGCGCAGGAGAGACGGCCGAGCGGGCCTGGAGGGTCGCCCTCGACTCGACGGCGGAGGGATCGCCGGCGCGCGAGGCAGCCTATCTCGCCTATCGCCAGTCCCTGAACGACATTAAGGCCGCGCAGGACGGGGTGAAGTCGGCCGTTCTCGAGCACAAGAAGGCGGAGCAGGAGAGGACGACCCAGCTCACCCAGGGGATCGCCAAGATCCGCGAGCTGACGGTCGCCGGCTCGGGCTACGAGAAGGGCTCTCTCTCCGCGGCCGTCGCCACCGTGCGCTTCGGGGACGGCCTGGCGACGCTCGCCGGAGAGTCGCGCAAGGCGGCGAGGGAGGCGAAGGAGCTCGGGGACGAGGCCGGCGTCCGCGCCGCGCGGAAGGTCTCGATCCTGGCCGGCGTAGCTCGGGACCTCACGAAGGAGCTCGGGCGCATCCCGACCATGCAGGAGATCATTGCGGAGGCGAAGGTCCGAGGCCTCTCGCTCTTCTACGGCAACCTCGACAAGGTCCAGCAGGCGATCGACGCCGGCGCCCTACAGGCGGAGCGGGGAGGTCGTCGGCTCGGGGCGAATGTCATGTCCGGAGCGGCGGCCGGGGTCTGGGGAGGTCTCGGCGCGCTCCAGTCCGCGATCAACGGCGCGCTTCAGCAGGCGATCGCGAACGCCGACGTCCCCGGCGCCTCGCCGCCGGAGAGCGCCGGCGCCAAGTTCCTCGGCCGTCCGATCATTGAGGGAGCCGCTCGAGGCGTCAAGGAGAAGAAGAAGATGCTCGCGCTCGCGCTCGGGATCGAGGTCAAGGACGCGATCGCGACCGCGAAGCAGATCGCCGCGTTCGCCAAGGAGGTCGGCTGGAAGCTCGCGCTCGAGGCCGCCGCCGGGCTCTCTCAGAGGACGCCGTCATGGATCGAGCAGGCCCGCGCGTTTACCTCGGCCGCGATCGAGGCCTCCAAGCAGAGGATCCTCGAGGCCCGGGAGGCAATGGCGCAGGCCTGGAGCTCGCTCGCCGACGCCGGCCTCGCCGCCTTCGACGAACGGCTCTCGAAGGGCCTGGCGGCGATCGATGCGAAGTGGGCCGAGCGCCTCAAGAAGCTGACGCCCTCCGAGCAGGCGCTCGCGGACATGGAGTCGGGGATCGCCAAGGAGAATCGGGACAAGGCGCTCGCGGACGCGAAGGCCGCCCTGGCGGCCGCGGAGGCGGGCACGCCGGCGGCGGAGGGCGAGACGCCGGAGCAGGCGACCGCGCGGATCAAGGCCCAACAGGACGCGATCGTGGCCGCGCGACAGGCGCTCGTCGAGGCGGAGCGCGCCATCGCCAGGGCCGCGCTCGAGGAGTCGGCCAAGGCCGAGCGCGAGGCGATCGAGAAGCGCGCGGCGCGGGAGAGAAAGGACTACGAGGCGAGGATCGCCCGGCAGAGGAAGAACTTTCTCGACCAGCTCGCGGAGATCCGAGCGGGCTTCGCCGCGCACGACCTCACCTACAAGGAGATGATGGACAAGATCGAGAAGCTCCTCGGCAAGTACAACATCAATTTCAAGAGGGCCGGCCGGAAGTGGGCCGACGCGATCGCCGACGGGATCCGGGACGGCATCAAGGGCGTGGAGGCCGCGGCGGACGAGCTCGCCGGCGCGCTCGCGGACAGGGCGGAGCCGGGGTCGCCTGCCAGGAAGGGCCCTCTCTCTAAGTTCGACATGTACGAGGCCGGTCGGCAGTTCGGTATGGAGTGGGCGGCAGGAATGGCGAGCGCCGCGAGGGCCGCCGGCGAGGCGGCCGCGCAGACGGTCGGCGCCGCGGCTACGAGCTACACGAAGGGCGGAGGCTTCGAGAAGCCGATCCCGAAGGATCTCGGAGGAGCAGGAGCCAACGGTATCACGCTCTCGGATACGGGAGCGCCCGGCTCCGGCTCCGGCGGAGGAATGCCGTCCTGGGCCGACCCCGAGATTTGGGCCGCCTCGACCGCCTGGGCGGAGAAGGAGGGCCAGCTCGAGAACTTCTTCCGGTCCGTCGAGACGGGGAGCTTCCAGTCGAATGCCGGTCTGCTCGACCAGCTCTTCCGCCGGCGCTCGCGCTGGGCCTGGGACTGGGGTCCGCGCCTCAACCGCATGTTCGATCTCATGCGCCCGCCGGAGGGCTGGTCGGGGCGCCAGGTCGCCGACTACTTCGGCCTGCTCAAGACGGGCGGGACGCTCCCCTCGGACGGCTTCTACTACGGGCATAAGGGAGAGACGGTCGTCCCGGCGATGAGAGATCGCAAGATCGGCCCGCCGGCGCGGGCGGGAGGAGGCGCGCCCGTCACGGTCAACGTCTACGGCGCGGTCGGCTCGCCCGATCAAATCGCCTCCGCTATCGCGCCCGCCATGATGGAGGCGATCCGGCGCGAGCAGAGGCGCGGCCGGCCGACGATCACGCGCACGGTCTAGCCCGTGGCCGCTCCGACCTACTGGGTCCGGCTCGGGGCCGCGGCGAACCCAATGGACGCCTCGCCGACGGTGTCGGACATCACGCCGCACGTCCGCTCCATGTCCTGGGGGCGAGGGCGCTCGAGCATCCTGGACGACATCGGCCCCGGCGGAGGATCCGTCCGGCTCAAGAACCCGATCCGCTGGTTCGAGCCCGGCTTCGGCGCCTCCCCGTACAACCCGCTCCGGTGCATGCGGCCGGTCAATATCGGGTGCAACTGGCTCGGGACAGACTACTCGCTCTTCTACGGATTCGCCGAGGCCTGGAACGTCGAGTGGAGCCCGAGGTACGGGCAGGCCTACGCCGAGACGGAGCTCCGGCTCGTCGACGCGATCGCGGTCTTTGCCAACAACCTCTACACCGGCAACTTCGGATCGACGGAGAACGCCGTCGTCCGCATCGGCACGATCCTCAATCAGGCCACCTGCATCTTCCCGGCCGCCATGCGCGACCTCTCCGGCGGCGTGGCGACCAACAGCTTCGGCCTGATGGGAGGGCTCGGCAACGTCTGGGCCGCGCTGCAATTCATCGTTCAGGCGAACTCGACGAGCGACCAACCGCTCTTCATCGACCGCCGAGGCTACGTGGTCTACAAGCCAATGGTCGTCTCGACCTCGACGGTCTTCGGCGACTCCGGAGGAGAGCTACCGTATACGGCCCTCTCGCAGAGCTACGACATGGACCAGGTGTATAACTACGTCACGGTGACGGCGCTCGGCGGCACTCCGCAGACCGTCCAGGACGCGACGTCGATCCTCCGCTACCGCCATCGCATGTACACCGGGGCCGGCGGTATCTCGGACGCGACGGCGCTCGCTCGAGCGAACCTGATCCTCACGAACTACAAGGAGCCGCGGCCGGTCATGCAGGGGTTCCAGGTCAAGCCCGCCTACAACTCCGCGCTCTGGACGGCGTCGATCCCGCTCGACCTCGAGCATCAGATCACGATCAAGCGGCGACCTCCCGGCGGCGGCGTGGTGATCGTCGCCCAGCCGAAGATCGTCGGCCTGTCCTGGAGCGTCCCCGAGCCGCACCCGGCGTCGACGGTCATCTCCTACGACCTCGCCGAGCTGCTCGCCCTACCTCCGGCGGGAAGAGTCTGATGGTCGTCCCGGTCGGGATCAACCCCGACGAGTGGCGGCGGGCCCTCGGCCTCGGCCTCGTCCCTCCGGCGACGCCGACGATCGTGGAGGACACGGTCGCGGTAGCTCCCTCGCCGGCCGATACCGGCCTGACCCTGACGCCGACGGACGACACGCTCTTCCCCGACCCCTCCTCGAGCGAGGGCGTCTTCTACGCCCTGCTCTATCCGCTCGGCGTTATCCCGACCCTCCGCTCGGCGGAGATCGTCCACGTCACGGGCCTGGCCGCCGGCGTCTGGACGATCGAGCGCGCGCAGTACGGTACTCAGGCGCTCGACGTCGCCGCGGGCTGGGTCATTCGCTGGAGCTCCGATGCGGCCCCGCTCGATCTGCTCGCCTATCTCGAGGCCCTGCCTCCTCCGCTCAATACCGTGGACGTAGTCAAGGGGTCCGCGACGGCCGTCACCTTCGACCTCGGCGAGGACTACATCGGCCGCATGATCGGTATCCGCCTGACCGCGACGGACTTCGTCCCCGACGGCGAGACCTTCGGGCCGAGCTCCAATGATCTGAACGTGATCGTGACGTCTTTCTCCACGAGCTTCGACGGGCAGACCTGGTTCTCCGTCTCGAACAACGCCGTCGTCGTCGGCTTCGGCTCGATCGCCGGCGGCTCGGCGGCCTTCCGAATGCGATACCTCGACCACCCGATCCTGTACCTCATCCCCGCCGCCCGCTACGTGCGCTTCCTCCTACAGATCCGGATCGGCGACTGAATGGCCTGGACGGCCGTCAACGGATCGCAGGGATCCTTCATCTCCGCCGCGCTCGGGACAGGCCAGGCGACGATCTCGGCGCCGGCCGCGGCGGCGAACGATCTACTCGTCCTCGCCCTGGCGACGGACAACCGCGCGCTCGTCGACGGAGAGAGCGCGAGCCATGAATACGTCTGGGACGACGCGGCCAACGTCTACGCGAAGTGCCGCGAGCATACGATCGCGGGCGGAGCCGCGGGCGCAGGCGTCACGATCTCGCTCTGGACGGCCGAGCTCGCAGCCGCCCTGACCGGCAAGTTCATCACGTTCTCGTTCGGGAACGTCGTCGCCGGAGCCTGGGCCTACGAGTACTTCTCCAAGGCGGCGACCAGCATTGACCTCCTGTCCGTCGGCGCTCGAGTAGACGCCGGCGCGGACCCCGGCGCCCTGACCCTGGGATCGCTCGCCGCAGCAGAGCATCTCTTCCTGCGGGCGACCGGCCATGAGGGGCCGAGCACGGACGCCTATACGGCGACGGCGAGCCATACGGCCAGGAGTACGGGGACGAACGCCGGAGGCGCGGCCGCCGACGACATCTCCGTGGCCCTAGAGTGGAGGATCCTCAACGCCACGACGGATACGACCGATCCGGCCTGGGCAGGCTCGAGGGACCACGCCTCCGTAATGGCCGCGGTCGACGAGAGCGCGACCGCTCCCGCGGCGTACGCCGGCGCGAACGATCCTGTCGTGACGTTTGAGATCGAGATCGAGGGGCCGCTCGGGAGGACGGCGACCCAGATATGACGGGCCCCGCCGCCGCCTGGGCGACCGCGCTCCTGCTCCTGGCCGGCGCTCCTCTGCCGGACTCCGCGGTCGGCAAGCATCGTCCGGTCAAGCCGCATGGCAAGGGCAACTGGGCGATCGTCCGCGTCCAGGGCCAGCCGGGCTGGTGGCGCTGCTACTTCCCTCGGGGCTACAAGTGGCCGGCCCCGGTCAAATGTAAGAAGATCGATGGGGTCGGAGTCTGAGATGGCAAAGCCGCCGGAGGTAGCATCGAACGAGCTCGTCGCGGAGCTGCTCAACGGCGGCCGCGTCGACCTCCGCAAGACGCACCTGAACCTCTGGCGCATGGTGCTCCTGCTCGCGCTCGGAGAGCTCCTGCTCGGAGCGAACTTCCTCTGGCTCCAGCCGACGTATCCCATCTTTCACGCGCCGAACGAGCTATGGGGAGTCTGCTTCGTTGTGATCGCGCTCGCGCAGGCGCTCGCCCTGCTCATCTCCCACAGCCTGCCGCTCGTCCGTGGCTGCATGTCCGTGGCCGTGGCCTACATCCTGATCGTCGCGGTAGGAGCATGCGAGCCGTGGCTGGACGGCGTCGGGAGTCTCCAGCTAGCGATCCTCTACGCGGGCATGGCGGTGATCCAGTTGCCTCTGATCCTCGAGCCGTTCCTCAACCCCATGACGAACAAGAGCTGATGGGCAATCTCTGGCCTGCCGTCGTCGGCCTCCTGGTTGCGCTCCCCTCCGCGGCCATCGCATACCTCGCCTACCGCCGAGGGATGCGCGCCGACGCCGTGGCGGCTACGGCTACGGTGGCGACGGTACAGAGCGGCTCGGTGGCCCAGGTGATCGACGGGCTAAACGCGCTCGTCGCGGCGCTCCAAACCGACAACCGGACGTTGCGGAAGACCATCGAGCGTCTCGAGGCACGGGTGATCCTCATGCAGGACGCGATCGACCGGCTCGAGAAGCGGGTCACGAAGAACGGCGACGACTTCTCGGCCCACGTAAAGGAGGCAGGATGATCCCAGCCAAGCAGGCGCCCTACACCGGCCCCTGGGCCTCGGACGCGACCAAGCATCCGAGCGAGGGGCGGAGCGTCCGGGCCATCAAGATCGGCATGGTACGGCTCGGCTTCATGGAGGAGAGGCCCGAGGGCCTGACCGATCGCTGGCCCGCCGGCGGAGTCCTCGACAAGGGCTTCCGGAAGTGGGAGAGGTCTCGAGGGATGCCCGGCGACGGCGTCTACGGGGAGCAGGAGTGGAAGGCGCTCCGCGCGGCGACGATCCCGAGCGGCCCGAAGAAAGGCCAGGCCGCCCTCAACTCCTTCGCTTGCAAGCTCCTCCGGGCAGACTACGAGGAGCAGAACGAGCCAGACGAGGAGGACTTCCGCCGCGAGCTCGCGCGCTTCTGTCTCCTCTCCGAAGCCAACGAGGACCCCTGGCACTACGGGATGGTCCGTCCGCTCGACGAGAGCGTGGAGCCGACCGCGAACTACGTCCTCTCCGACTGTTCGTTCTACGTCAAGCAGGCGTACTGGTGGGCCCGGCAGAAGTCCGGCCTGCTCGTCCCCGACCCCGCCAAGCAGGGGTGGGGGACAGGCCTAGGCAACACGGAGTGGTACGAAAACGACTGGCCGCGGGTCGAGGCGCCTTGGAAGATCGGCGACCTCGCGCACTACCCCGGCCACGTCACGCTCTGTCGGCGGCCGGGCTTCTCGCGCTCGTCCGTCTTCTCCTCGCACGGCCAGGAGGCCGGCCCGATCCCGACCTCCGTCTATTACCGGGACGACTTCCTCTATGTCGTCCGCCCATCGCTGAAGCCAGAGGAGGACTAGATGAGATATCTCATCGCTCTCTGCGCGATCGTCTCGGCGCTCGCGCTCTCGCCCGTCGCCGGTAGCTCGGAGCTACCCGCGGCGTCCTGTACGCCGTACGCCAATACGCCGGTCGTCTCGCAGCACATTGGCTGGGCGGCGTTCCGAGGAGGGACGTTCAACTGCGGCCCTGCCGGCGTCTGGAATAGCTACCACTACACGCTCTACATCATCGACTACAACGCGATCACGATCCTCGGGCAGAAGTCCGGCACGACGTCGGGTGATGTCAGCTTCAACAACGTCATGGAGGCGTACTGCCTGCGGGCTGACGGCACCGGCAAGATGGTGCAGGGCATCGCGGTCATCGAGGCGGCCGGCCAGTGGCGCTCGGCCTCGTCGGGGGCCGTCCTCTGCAAGCGTCTGGGCGGGACAGGGCCCGTCCAACCGTAGATGCCCTACGACGGCCATAGATATCGGCCGCGGGAGGCTGCGGCCCTGATCGCGAAACAGTGGCAGAACGTCGACGAGCGGCATAAGGGCCTGGCGACGATGCTCGGCGAGTCTCAATGCTTCGTCGGCGCGACCCATCCCAATGTCGGGGACGACGGCGAGCTCGACTCCGTAGACCTCGGCCTCCTGCAAATCTCGATCTCCGCCGACAAGCTCGATCTCTTCCGGGACAAGCTCTGGACGGACTCGCTCGAGCCGGAGGTCTACGAGCCGGTCGCGGCGACCAACGTCGGATGGGCGCGAGCCATGTACGACCAGCCAGGCCCGCTCGGCGGACGGCGCCTCTGGGGCCCCTGGGTGGCGTACACGACCGGATGGGCGACGCACCCGGAGTGGTGGGTCTGGCGACACGCTCGCAACTCGGCAGGCGACCTCGAGCCGGTCGGCCCCTGGCTCCCGACGGGCCGCTTCATCCACGCGTCGATCGTCGGCTGGGCGAACTGGCATCTCCTGATCGCCGGGACGAAGAGTCAGAACGGCGCGCTCGCCTCGGCGTACAATGCCCAGGTGCGCTGGAAGGTCGACGGGGAGCTCGGGCTCTCCGCCGGCAAGGTCGCGTGGCTCTCCCACCCGCCGAGGCCGGCCGAGCCTCCGGCGGACGGAGTCGGCCCGCGACCCAAACCCAACAACGGACGATAGGAGGAGGAGCTATGGCAGTAGAGGAAATCTCCGCCGCGGAGCACTGCGCGGTCGTCTTCTCATGGCACGCGAGCGAGGTCCACGGCGACCTCGTCGAGGTCTGGGCGGCCAACCCGGACAAGGGAGAGGAGATGGAGTTCAAGAAGCGCCTTGTCAATGACGGGCTGGGCGTCGTCTTCTTCCCGCCCGGCTATTCGGGCCTCTGCGATCTCGAGATCCGGAGCCTCGACGACGACTCCAAGGAGGTGGGCCAGCTCGACATTGGCAACCCCGAGCTCGCTCCCGAGTGAAGTACGCACCGGGCTGGCTCATCGTGGGCCTCGTCGTCGTCGTGACGATCCTGGCCTGGGTGCAGTTCCACGGATAGGGAGGAGGGAGAAATGGGAAGCAAATTCCTCGCATCGGTCACGGCTCTGATCGGAGGAGCCGCGGTCTTCCTTTCGCTCATCGACGCGTTCGGCGTGAATATCTCGGCCGACCAGTCGAAGGCGATCGAGGCCGTTCTCGGCGTCCTGCTCATCGTCGCCGGCGTCTGGTTCCATCCGAGCGTGCCTGTCGGGCCGAGCGACCCCGGCTCGCCGGGTTAGGATCGCTCCGCGCATCCGAGGTGCGCGAGCGACAGAGGGCCCCGACTCCACGCTGGACGGGAGCCGGGGCCCTCGATCTCTAGATCCGGCAGTACCTCCGCGTGTTGGGCCAGGGACCGAAGCCGCGCGAGCGGTGCGCGTCCTCCGCCACCCACATCTGCTCGAGCGGAGTCCAGTTGTCGGCGGTGCCCTTCCGGTCGAGGAGCCTCCGTCCGTGCGCGCGCTGGAAGGCGAGGTCCATCTGTAGGCCCCCATAGTATGGAGCGCCCGGATCCGTCCAGGATCCCTCGTGGCGATGTAGGCAAAGCCAGGCGGAGTAGTGCGGCGGACGGAGCGCGCGCCTCTGCGCGGTCCGGGACCGCGCGGCCCAAACGCGGACGAGCCAGCGCAGATAGGGCCGCGAGCTCGTCCTCCTCTCGGCGTAGTTCGTCGGCGTCCTCGGCCTCTGCATGACGTCTTGCCATGTCCAGGTGGCCGAGCGGAGCGACGAGACCTCGAGGCGCAGGGATCTCGTCGAGCCGAGCGCGCCGGCGGCGACTATCAGAGCAACTGCGATGGTGGCGATGAGAGCGCGAATACGCGTCTCCTCTCTCTCGTTGCGGCCCCGGCGCGGCCGAGGCCCTGGCGAGAGCCGACAGAAGCCGACTCCCTCGGACGCGGCTACCTGCTCGCGCCCTGGTTGTTCGGACGTCGGGAGAGTAGCGACTCCGGAGGATCTCTGCTCCCTGTTGACGCTAGCCGACGCGACCGCTAGTATTTGCCTCGGCAGATCGACCACTACAGAGAGAGGGACAGAATGTCCGTACCGCAGAACGACTCTCAGGCTCTCGTCGACGCTATCCGCGCCGACCTCGAACTACCGTCCGAGGCCGTACAGGCCGAGCAGGACGGCTCCATCTACATCGCGCTCGCATGGACGCTGGCGGAGTCCGGCACCTCCAGGTGCGCTGACGTCTCGCGCTACGCGCGGCTCCGAATGGAGACCTCGCCGCTCGTCTCCGTAGACGACCATTGGCTCCTCACGATCCACGAATGGGACGACTACGCGTCCGAGCGGGAGGCGCAGGGCGGCCGCTACGAGGACGGAGACCACGCCGTCTCCGGCCCCTCGGCCGACTACTCCGGCAACGCCGACTACGACCCCGAGCCTCTCGTCTCCGCGACGCTTGGCGACGGCGACCCCGTCCCCGGCCTCGTCCGGATCGTCCGGACGCTCGGCCTGCTCAAGGGCGAGGAGGGAGCTACCCTCGGCTACAAGCTCCGGCGCAAGGCCCGGATCGCCCGCGAGCAGGCGGAGAAGCGAGAGCCTCTCGTCGCCATGCGCTTCCTCGCCCGCGCGGAGGCCTACGAGGAGATCCTCGGCGAGATCGGAGAGCAGGTCTCCCGAGAGGAGAGGTCGTCGGCCGAGCTCCGCAAGGCCTTCTCTGAGCTGGAGGAGGGCGACTTCCGATGACCAACCCCTACTACGCCCGGACCTTCGCCTCCGACGGTCGCGAGATCGACGAGGCAGAGGCAGAGACGGAGGAGGCCGCGATCCGCGCGGCCTCCGTCCTGCTCGCCGACCTCTCCGACCGCGACCTCGGAGCATGGGCTTCGGTCTACCGCGTCGCACCTGTCGGCGAGACCGCCGACCACCTGATCTACACCACGAGAGATGGGAGACCCCGATGACCACGACCACCGCTACCCCGACCGTCGTCCTCCTGATCACGTCCGGAGGATCGACCTCCGCCATTGCCTACGAGGAGGGCGGAGAGATCATCGAGACCGTCGACTTCAACGACGACGGCACGCCGGACTGGACCTCCGGCGGTATCTGCGACGCTCGCGGAGGAGGAGGACAGGAGGGCTTCACGGCCCTCGCCGTCTCGCTCGCGGAGGCGGAGAAGAACGCCCGCCTGCTCGGCATCGACATCGTCCGCCTGCCGGAGGGGAGGCTCGCAGAGTAGCCCGACAAGATCGCAGGAGGGGCCGATCTGCCTAGCCCCTCCTGCGCCAGCGGAGCCGGAGGCGAGTCCCTCATCCCGCCCCGGCTCCGCGCCTGTTCCTACTACGAAAGGAGAACCTGATGGAGACGACACCCGAGGCTCGAATCCTGGCCGACGTCGCCGCGATGCACGGCCGGGCGATCCGACAACTGCGCGAGCTCGTAGAGCGGGCGGAGGCTCACGCCCGCGAGGAGATGCGTATCCTCGCGGACGCCCTACCGCCCGAGGCCGAGCCGCGCTGGCGCCTACAGGACGCGCAGGCCTCGCTCGAGCGGGCGCGGAAGTCCCTCGCGGCCGCGGAGGAGGCGGTCGACCGTGGCTAACTCGACCAAGGCCAAGACGCCGGCGGAGCAGCTCCGCGAGCCGTTCCCGGCGGAGCAGATCGGCAAGCTCCCGAAGCCGACGAAGAAGGACAACCCCAAGGGCCGCTGCGACGTCTGTGGCGGATACCACGGACTCCCGGCCGTCCACCTCGACTACGTCGGCCACGCGGCCGTGACGGATCGTCTGCTCAAGGTCGATCCCTCCTGGACGTGGCAGCCACTCGCGGCCGACGAGGACGGCCTCCCTCTGACCACGCACGCCGGACTCTACGACGGCACCGTCGGACTCTGGATCGAGCTAACGGTCGCCGGCGTCACGCGGCCAGGGTTCGGAGACGGCCGCAATATCAAGGAGGCGATCTCGGACGCCCTCCGCAACGCCGCGATGCGCTTCGGCGTCGCGCTCGACCTCTGGGCGAAGGAGGATCTGTCCGAGCAGGAGGAGGAGGTCGTCCGCAAGGACGGAGGCCTCGCGCCCTTCCCTGTCCCGACCTCCTGGGCGAAGATCACGAAGTGGTACGAGGAGCACGGCGGCGCCGGCGCTCCCGAGCTCGCCGAGCTTTTTACGAAGGCGGCGGGCTACCATCTCTACGGCGAGACCGATACGAAGAAGCTGACCAAGGAGCAGAAGGCCGTGCTCTTCCAGAAGGCCGCGGGAGCGGTCGTCTGGCTCGCGGAGAACGACAATACGCCGCTCGGGCCTGCTCCCTCCGTCGAGCACTATCAGAGGGCGTGGGCGCATGTCATGGAGGGCGCCGTCCTCGAGGTCCCGGAGTGGCGTCCGCCGGCGGAGCCTGCGGCCGATCCTCCGGTCGACGACGAGGCGGCCAGGATCGCCGACGAGGTCTTCGCCTCGGAGTCGGGAGGTGAGTCATGAGACCCGAGAGAGAAGTCCGCTATCCGGGGGTCGAGGTCCGGCTTTCGGGTACGGACAGCAACGCCTACGCCGTTCTCGGCCGCGTCTCGCAAGCATTGCGGGAGGCCGGCGCGGCGACGGTCGACCAAGAGGCCTTCCTCGAGGAGGCGACCGCGGGCGACTACGACCACCTGCTCCAAACTTGCATGAGATGGGTAGACGTCTCATGACCGCGTGGATCTCCGCCGCGGCTTGGTTCTGGCTCGGCGTCTCTCTCGGCCTCTCTGCCGGGACGCTCGCCGTCCTGGCCGTCTACGCGACGCTCGCGTCTCGAGACCTCCCCGAGGTCGAGGAATGACCGTGGCCGTACTCCTGTACCGCTACCTCATCGAGTTCCCCGGCGGTCGGAAGCAGACGATCGACGAACCCATTCACCCGATCCGGGCGGTCTCCGTCCTGCTCGGCCGATACCCCGACGCCCTCCGGATCGTCTTCCTCGGCGAGGCGTCATGACAGAAGGAGGAGAGATGACAGAGACCCGTACGGCGTTCGCAGTGCTCGCCGGGAAGACCAGGACGGGCGTCGCGTCCAAGGCGCTCGGCGATGCCAAGGAGAGGTGCGAGGAGATCGAGACTCAGGTCGTCTCGGCCTTCACCCAGCTCGAGCGGGCGATCGACCTCGCCGCCGAGTGCGGCGTCGTCGCCGAGGTCACGCTCGGCTTCCCGCTCGGCGTCGCCTGGGACGCCTACCGGCGGGACCGGAGAAACCGCGAGGCCGTGAGGGAGGAGCAGGCGGCGAAGAGAGCGGCCAGGGCCGAGCTCGGCGTCGCGCCGGCGCCTCTGCCATGAGCGCCTGCCGATCCTGTGGAGCTCCGATCCTCTGGGCGCTCACGGAGAACGGCAAGAGAATTCCGCTCGACGCCGCGCCGGCCGAGAGGCCGACGGGACTCTTCCGGCTCGTCGAGAAGATCGGAGAGAGGACGCCGGTCGCGGTCAGCGTCTCGGGCGAGGCCGTCTACCTCTCCCATTTCGCAACCTGTCCGTACGCCGACCAGCACCGAAAGGAGAAGACGTGAGCGACGAGCGAGACGACCGCGACGTCCGCGAGAAGATTGAGGCCCAGCGGGAGGCAGACCACTACCGCGAGGGCGACCTAGACGAGCTACCGCTCGACGACGAGGAGGAGGCAGCATGACGGCAGGAATCCGGATAGAGCACCGAGGCAATATCGTGGGGCCCCACACTCGGGTCTACTACGTCCCGGCCTCCGAGGACGAGGACGAGATCGACATCTCCAACTGCGTGACGGGGGTCTCGTCGACGCTCGGCGTCGGCGACGTCGCCAAGGCGACGGTCGAGGTCCTGCTCATCGGCCTGGACTCCTGGCAGGAGGTCGAAGGGGTCGTCCTCTCGAAGCTCCGCCGGCGCTGGCGAGATCGCCTGCGCGAGGTCACGAGCCTCGCGTCCTCCTCGAGGAGGTACGTGCGATGACGCCGGAGGAGAGGATCGCCGCGCTCGAGGTCCAGGCGGACCGCGCGTTGAAGAACGCAGGGATGACCTCGCGCTCCTACGAGAACCGGAGCGTCAACGCCCAGCTCGCGCTCGCGCTCGAGGTCCGGGCCCTCCGGCTCACCCTGCGCGAGGAGATCCGCGAGGCGGCGTGGGCAGGCAAGGCCGCTTCGGCTCCGGTCTGGGCCGACGGCATCGCGACTGGTGATGGCGCTGGCGAGGCGCTGCCGCGGATCGACGCCGAGGGCATCCCACTCGACGCGGAGAAGGGGAAGGTCGATCCGATCGCCTCCCGGAAGGCTCCGCCGGCGTGAGCAGAGAGAACGTCCAGACGAAGGGCCGGCGCCTCCTGACGGAGGGCCGGCTCACCGTCCTCGTCATGAACGACTCGGGCCTGATCGCGGCCTCCTGCCGCGGCGACTCGGGCGAGCCACCCTACGCGCTCGGCTACGATCCGCGAGCTCGCGAGTGGCGCTGCACCTGCGAGGCGCGAGGTCTCTGCTCCCATCTCGTAGCTCTCAAGCTTGTGACGGTCCGCTCGTGACCGTCCTCGATCTGCGGGCGCGTGGGCTAGCCGGCCGTAACGGGCTCTGCGCGCATTGGCCTAATCAAAGTGAGGGCGGCGGGTTTTATCCTTTCGGCCCGCTCCCATACCCGTGCGCGCCCGCAGGATCTTCCCCCCAACGCAGAGCGTCCTCTTGCGAGGACGCTCTCCTGACGCTAGTGTCGCTCACGCCTAATGACGACGAGCGTAGCCTAGCGAATCGGCCCGGACGCTATCGGCGTCGGCCGAGGTCGCTCCCTCCGCCTCCCCTCGCCAGCTATAGCAGTCGCCGCGGCGAGGCACCGCGTTACCAAGGGCCGGAGGGAACACCCCCCAGACCTAGAGAAACCCGTGCGTGGCGCGAGCCGGGGAGCAGGGGCGACGGCGCCGTCGAGCGCCGACGCGGGAACGAGACGCACCTGGGCGCGTCAGAGCCCCTGGCCGAGAGGCTACGGTCGATGCGACGGCGATACCGATTGCAGAGGCGTACTCCTTCCGTTAGCGGGGGGAGTACGCCCTCGCTCCGGCTCCTCCGCTTGCAGAGAGGCCTAGATGGAATACGCTGAATACTTGCAATCGCCGCAGTGGCAGGAAACTCGGCGACGGTTCTGGGCGAGCCGCTATCCGAAGCGCTGTCATGCCTGCTCGCGCGATGACGTCCCCCTAGACCTCCATCACCGCACGTACAAGCGGCTCGGCCGCGAGCGGCTCTCCGACCTCATCCTCCTCTGCCGTAGTTGCCACGACGAAACCCACGTCGTCGCGCGCGGCCGGACGAGGAGCGGCGGGCTATATAGCTCTCACCGCGTCGTTAAACGCCGCAAGAGAAGGAGGCACCCGTGACAGAGACCCGACCCCGAGACCTGCTCTACGACGCGTGGGTCGAGACCTGGGGAGAGCCGCAGACCTCCTCCGAGCGCGGCCGCCTGAACCGCGCACTCAAGGAGCTGCGCGAGATCGACGCGACGCCGGAGCAGGTCCGCCACGCCCTCGACGCCTACCCGAAGCTCTTCCCCGGAATGACGCGCTCGCCGCAGGGCGTCACCGGCAACTGGACGGCGCTCCTCGCGCGACGGCCTCCGCCGGCGCGATCGGCAGGCCCGGAGACGTGCCAGCACGGCGTCTCCTTCTGGAACCGCTGCGCGCGATGCCTAGAGGACACGCCGTGAGACGCTGGCACGCCTCCTACCGGACGATCTCGTCCCCGGCTCTCTACACGCTCCCCGTCTACGCCTGGACGCGCCGCGGGGCCCGGAGGCTCGCTCTCCGCTTTACGCCTCCGCTCGCCTACTTCGTAGACGTCCGCCGGCCGAGGCGATGGCGATGACGCTCCTCGTCTGCCGTCTCTGCAAGCTCGAGCTCCGCGCCCACGAACGCGCGGAGGGCTACTGCGACGGATGCCTTAAGGCCTACCAGGTGCGGCCCGGTCTACAGGCCGATCCGCCGACGGAGCCGGAGGGCGACCTCGAGCGGATCGAGCCTCGACTCCCTGCTACCCGAGGCGACCGATAGCATGGGCGACCCGAACCCGAGAGAGGAGACGTCTATGCGATGGGTCCAGACGCAGCTAAAGCCCGTGCCCGAGGAGCTAAAGGCCGCCCTGGCCGAGGAGGCAATGCGCCGGCGGACGAACGTCGCCGACGTGATCGTCTCCGAGCTCGCGGGCTTCTTCAACGTCCCGGTCGCCTCGACTGCGCGCCGCAAGGCATTCCGGCCGTCTCTGCCCTACGGCGACACGATCGTCCTGCGCGTCCCCGACAACCTGCTCTGGCCGCTCGTCGAGCACGCGCGAGAGCAGCGGACGACGCGGACAGGAGCCGCGCTCTCCGTCCTGGCCGCCCTCGTCGGCGTCGACTACGAGCCTCCGCAGCGCGGGCCGCAGGAGGTCGCGGCGTGAGGCTCCTCGTCTACCTACGCGACGCGCGGACCGTCTACCTCATCCCCTCGCGCGGAGCTCTGGCTCGCCTCGCGCGAGCGGAGCCTTGGAACGAGGGAGGCCCCGTCGCGGCCGTCCGCGGGATATGGAACCCACATACCGGCGAGTACCTCTGGACGCGCGTCGGCCTCCGCTATATCGCCAAGGGCTCGATCGCCTCCGTCGAGGAGGCGCGCGGAGTCGCCGACGCGAAGGAGATGCTCCTCGAGCGGGAGGGAGTGGACGCGGCGTGACGCAACTCGTCCGCCTGCCGGAGGCTCGCGGCGCCATAGCCCTGCTCGCCGAGCTCGAGGCCGCCGGCGCGCTCACTCCGACGTCGCTCTCCCTCGATCCCGAGACGCCGTACGAGACATGGGAGGCGGTCGGCGGCCTGCTCGGCGCGCTCTATCGCGCGACGGCCTGGACGCTCGGCGATTGGGTGGAGCACGGCGAGCGGAGCTTCGGCGAGAAGTACGCGCAGGCCGTCGATCTGACGGGCCTCGCTCCGCAGACCCTCATGAACTACGCCGCGGTCTGTCGCGCGGTCCCTCCGGAGCGTCGCCGGCAGGCGCTCCCCTTCTCCTCTCACGCGCTCGTCGCGAAGCTCCCGGCTCGCGAGCAGAGGCGCTGGCTCGACAGGGCCGAGAAGCAGGACTGGACGCGACGTCAGCTCTCGGAGGCACTGTCCGGCGACGGGGCCTCCGAGACTCTCTCTCTGCGCGAGGCGGCCCTCGCCGTCTGGAAGGCGTCCAAGCTCTCGGGGCGGAGCTACTCCGTACCGAAGGGCCCCATGCGCGACCTCGCCGACTCCCTGGGGGAGCCGTGAATCTCTCCGAGGTCCGGGACTTCGCCCGCGAGATCGCGCTCTCTAGGATCACGCCCTGGGAGGAATGCGCCTCGGGCGTCTGGCTCAAGCGGGATGACACGTTTGAGGTCGCCGGCGTGCGCGGAGGCAAGGTACGAACCTGCCTCGCGCTCGCTGAGGCGGCGCTCGAGCGCGGCGCGGAGGGCCTCGTAACGGCAGGCTCCCGGCAGAGCCCGCAGGTGAACATTGTCGCGCAGATCGGCCGTGCTCTCCGCGTCCCCGTCCGCGCCTACGTGCCCTTCGGCCGGCCCGGCTCCGAGCTGGAGCTCGCCGCGCTCGCCGGCGCCCGGCTCATTCCGACGAGGCCCGGATACAACGGCGTCCTGGCCGCTCGGGCCCGACAGGACGCGGACCTCTCCGGCTACGGTCTCATCCCGTTCGGAATGGAGTGCGCGGAGGCCGTCGAGGCAACGCGCCAGCAGGCTCGCGACCTCCCTCCGGAGGTAGATCGCCTTGTCGTCCCCGTCGGCTCGGCGATGTCCCTCGCCGGGATCCTCTGGGGCCTGCTCGACGGCGATCGTCGCGTCCCCGTCCTCGGCGTATGCGTCGGAGCCGATCCCGAACGCCGTTTAGACCTTTGGGCGCCGCCTCTCTGGCGCGCCCTCGTCGAACTCGCGCCGGCGCGTCTGCCCTACGCCGCGGCCGCGCCGGACGCGAGCTACTTCGGGGTCGATCTCGACCCCCACTACGAGGCCAAATGCGTGCCCGAGCTCCGGTTCGGGGACGGCTTCTGGCTCGTAGGCATCCGGGGAGTTCACTCCAACCGAGAGGAGGTGGCGACATGATCGCCATCCGACGCGGGGCTAGCCTCGCGGAGCACGTAGAGAGACGATGCGACCAGCTCGAGCGGCTCGCCTGCTCGCCAGGCTTCATCAAGAAATGGCGGGAGATCTGGCTCTCGCACGTCCGCGCCGTGGACGTCTTCCACCCCAACGACATCTACCTCGCGCCGGGCGAGGAGTTCCTCGGCGTCGTCCATGCCGTCGATCCCGACTCGCAGCACAGGAGCCACGGCTATGTCTGACGCGAGCGACAACAGACGAGAGTGGCGGGAGGCCGAGGAGCAGGACCGGCTCTTCGACGCCTGGAATCTGCGCGACGACTGGCAGAAGCCCAAGCAGGAGGTCGCCTGGCCGGAGCACCTACAGGAGCGGTTCAAGACAACGCCCCTGACGCCCGAGAAGTGGGGAGTCTTCCGCGTCCGCGACCGGCTCTTCGACCTGCTCGACGGGGCGAGGATCATCCACCGCGGCGACGCCTTCGTTTGGGAGTCGGGCCGGGACGCCTCCTATCAGATCGCCGGAGACCTGGACGTCTGCTGGAAGGGCCGCTCGCCGATCGTTGAGGTCAAGGCCTACCTTCCTTCTGTCCGCCAGAACAAGGATCACAAGCCGTTCCCGCCGGCGCAGGGCCTCGACGCCCACGTCCGGGAGCGGTACGCGAAGGAGCAGGAGGACTCCGGCCGCCCCTTCTACGTGATCTGGGTCTGGCCGGCTCAGGTCGGCTACGACCCGCAGGCGGTCGTGGCTCGAGGGCAGAGGATCGACCGGCTACCGCTCGATCTCAAGGACCCGAGCTACAACCGCACGCTCAAGAAGATGAAGATCCCGCAGGACCACTGGACGATCGCCTCCCTGCTGACGGTCTCGCAGATCGCGGGCGACATCGAGGATTGGGGCGGCGCTCCGTACCAGGAGAGGCTCGCGGCATGACCGCCGCCGACTACTCCTACGTCGTTGACCGCGTCCCCGTTGCGGTCGTCGGCGATGCCGAGCTCGGCGACGAGTTCCTCCTCCGCGTCCGCGTCGTCGCTCTGCGCGAGGAGACGATAGACATCCGCCGGCTCGGAGATCCCGAGCCGCGAGTCACTGGAGGTCGGCGCGACGTCGACCTCCTGCTCCTCGACCGCCTGTTCGCCGGCTCGAGATCGACGCTGGGATGACGGACGAGACCGTAGCCGCGCCTGTCATCGGCCAGGGGCACCTCTTCACGCCTCCGCCGCCGGTCGGCCCGTCCCTCTCCGACCGCTTCCTCGTCCCGCCCTTTACCGTCCTGGACGCCCGCTCCGGCTACTGGCTCGATCGCAAGCGAGGGTGGCTCGCGTACGGCATTAAGAGCGAGGTCGGCCGGGACGGGCACATGACGATCCCCGGCCCGACCGGCCGCGACCCCGAGCTCTATCAGAAGAAGCGGGACCTCGAGGCCCAGCTAAGCCAGCAGGCCGGAGAGGCGGTCGAGATCACGACCGCGGAGTACCTCGCCGAGCACTACGTGAACGAGCAGAAGGGCGGCGGGATCTCGGAGACGGGGACGAGCGTCTTCGACCCCGTCCTCTCCGAGCTCGTCTACCGCTGGTTCTGTCCGCGAGGCGGCGCTATCTACGACCCCTTCGCGGGCGGCTCCGTCCGCGGGATCGTCGCGGGCATCCTCGGCTACCGCTACCTCGGGATCGACCTCCGCGAGGAGCAGGTCGTCGCCAACCGTGAGCAGGCGAAGGCGATATGTCCGCAGGCTCGCGTGGCCTGGGCTCGCGGCGACTCTCGCTCTCTCCCGACGCCCTCGGAGCCCGTCGCCGACCTCGTCTTCTCCTGTCCGCCCTACTACGACCTCGAGGCCTACTCCGACGATCCGCGCGACCTCTCCGCCGCGCCGACCTACGAGGCCTTCCTCGAGGGCTACCGGCAGGTGATCGAGAGCGCGGTCTCGATCCTCGCCCCGAACCGCTTCGCGGCGTTCGTCGTCGCGGACGTCCGCGATCGCAAGACGGGCTGGTATCGCGGCCTCGTCGCCGACACGATTCGGGCCTTCACCGACTACGGCGCTCCGCTCTACAACGAGTTCATCTTCCTGACGCCGCTCGGCTCCGTCCCCGTCCGGGCCGCCCGCATGTTCTCGGCCTCGCGCAAGGCGGGCAAGGCCCATCAGAACCTCTTGGTCTTCTGCAAGGGCGACCCCGTCGAGGCCGTCGCCCTGCTCCCCGACGAGATAGGAGACGAGCTATGAGCCTCGGAGAAAGCGGACTCTACGACCCCAGGATCGGAGACGGCGAGCCCGAGCCCGATCCCGATCCCGAGGAGGACGACGTCGGCCCGCCCGCGCCGGGCGAGGGCGACGACTACGAGAACCCCGAGATCGGGATGAAGTGCTGAGTGTCGGATCGCTCTTCTCCGGCTGCCTCGGCCTCGACCTCGGACTCGCCGCCGCCGACTACGAGTTCGCGTGGGCCTGCGAGGCGGACGAGGCCTGCCGGCGAGTCATCGCCGAGCGGGAGCCGGGCCTCGAGGTCGTCCCCGACGTTCGAGAGATCGACGGAGGAGTCCCTCCGGTCGACGTCCTCGCCGGCGGATTCCCCTGCCCAGACTTCTCCGTCGCCGGAGGACGCTCCGGCATGGGGGGAGACGGCTCCAGCCTCTGGCTGGAGTTCGCCCGTTGCATTCGCCTACTTCGTCCCCGGCTCGTCCTCGTCGAGAACGTCCCCGGACTCCTCTCCGCGCCCGGCCTGGACGAGCACCCAGGAGAATCTGCTGTCGGAGTCGTCCTGGCCGACTTGGCCGCGGCAGGGTACGTGGGACGCTGGCTATGCCTACGAGCGTCCGACCTCGGCGCCCCGCACCGACGAGAGCGGCTCTTCATCCTTGCTGCCGACGCCGAGCGCGAGCGACTCGACGGGAGCGGAGCTCGAGACGCGGGAGCGCCGGCAGGAGGAGGCGGGTGGGCCGAGCCTGCGGGATCTGCCCAAGCTCCTCCCGACTCCGACCACGCAGGACGCGGAGAACACGCACGGCCTGTCCCAGGACGAGCGCAACTCGCCGCCTCTGTCGACGGTGGGCCGGCTCCTGCCGACGCCGACGGCGCAGGACGCCCGGCAGAATGGGGAGCCTACGCCGACGCCGTCCTCCGATGGGAGGCCGTCCTCGGACGACCCGCTCCCCGGCCAGTTGACGCTAGAGGACGACTCGAGCCCGCGTTCGTCGAGTGGATGATGGGCTTCCCCCACGCCTGGACGGACGTCCCCGAGGTCGGCCGGACGGCCCGCCTGCGGATGCTTGGTAACGCCGTACAGGTCCAGGTCGGCGAGGCCGTCGGCCGCCTACTACGAGATCGGGAGGCAGCGTGAGCACCGCCATCGTCATAGTCGTGGGTCTCGCGGTGATCGTCTTGTGCCAGTACGACATGGAGTTCGGTGGCGTGGATCGGCACGCTCGACGCATGAGGGAATTGCTTCGCAGACAGAGGGAGGAGGAGATCGCGTGATTACGATCCATCAGAGAGGAGGGCTACAGGTCAACGACGACACGGCCGCGCCGATCGAGCTCATGGCTCCGCTCGCCGCGGCCGGCTACGCTCGCGTCGAGCTCCTGCTCAACTCCCGCGCGGCGCACCTGTCGGACTACGCTCCGCGCTCCTACGTCGACAAGATGAAGTCTCTCGGCCTCAAGGTCTGGGGCGTCGTATGGGCCGACTCCTTCGCGGAGCCGGAGGCCTGCTACGACTACGTCCTCGCCGAGCGCGACCGCCTACAGGTCTCCGGCTTCGTCATCAACGCCGAGGACGGGACGGAGGCCCGCGATCTCGCCGGCGAGAAGTGGAGTCGGAGATTCGTCTCCGCGTATCGCACCTACGCGCAGACGAGCAAGCTCGCGCTCTGCCTCAACACGTACATCGGATGCGGAGGGATCGACCTCCGGGCCTGGCAGGACCGCGGCGCTCGGCTGATCGTCCAGACCCACCACGAGGGATCGACCTTCGAGTGGTCCGTCGAGGCCTATCGCTCCTGGGCGAAGCAGTACGGCTGGACGAAGCCCTCCATGATGAAGCCGCAGTTCGGGGTCTACAAGGGAGCGGACGGGCAGTTCCCCGATCGCTCCGCGCAGATCGCCTCCGCCAAGGCCGCCGGCACCGTCGGCTTCTCCGCCTACTACGCCGAGGGTGCCTTCTCGGAGAACGTCCTCGTCCCGCTCCTGCGGGCGGCCCAGGACGCCGGAGTGGCGTTCTGACGCCCGATCCGAAACCCGAGCGTCGGCAGAGGGACAGACGTCTCGTCCGCAACTTCTCCGTGCGCGCGAGCTCCTGCGCCACCTGCGGCGAGGGCCGCAACGCAGGCCTCGAGTCCCACCACGTCCTCCTCCGCTCGCGCGGAGGCGACGACGTCGTCGCCAACCTCGTGGCGCTCTGCCACTCCTGCCATACCCATCTCCATGCCGGCGACGCCGACACGCGGTACGCCCTCGGGGAGCACCTGATGACCTATCGCCCGGATACCCTCGACTACCTCGTCGACAAGCTCGGCGGTCCCAGCTTTCGCGAGTTCGTCGAGGACGAGTATCGGGTGCCGGAGGGAGGTCGCGAGTGACGGCAGAGGAGGAGCGGATCGTCTACAGCCTCGCGCCGAGGTTCTTCTGGCCCGGCGCCGAGCCCGAAGACGTCCGCCAGGAGGCTCGCATCGCGATCCTCGAGGCCCGTCGGACGTATGACTCCGCTCGAGGGAGCTGGTTCTCCTACGCCTGGCAGGCCGTCTACTACCGCCTCGTTGAGATCGTCCGCCGCGAGCGCGAGCGCCGGCCGGTCTGCGTGGGCGACGCGCCGCTCTACTTCATACCGTCGAGGGAGAGCCGAGACACGACGAATTGGATCCTCGACGTCCGGGCCGCCTGGCCGACGCTTTCGCCGCTCGAGCAGACGGGCATTCGCGGCGTCATTAACGGGACGCCTTACGCGGACATGCCGGGCGGCCAGAAGCGCGTGGACAACGCCGTCCAGCGCGGCCGGCGGAAGCTCGCGGCATGACGATCGCCGTCGAGCAGGCGCTCGTCGATCCTCCCCGAGAGGCGCGCTGCGCGGGTCCAGGCTGCAAGAAGCGCCCGGTGGGGATCCCCGCCAAGCCCCGATACGGCCGGCCGCAGGACTTCGCCGCAGACCCCTTCTGCTCCCGCCTCTGCTGCCAGGCCTACCACGGCCTCTCGCCCGATCTGCCCCCTCCGCGACGCCGGCGGACCCGATGACATCTCTCTGGTTCTGCACCCCGGCCTGGGAGCGATACGACCTCTCCGAGATCGTCTTCGAGCAGAGGCGCTGGGCGATCGACCGACTCGTCGAGCTCGGCGTCGAGGCCTCCTGCGTGGTCGTCGCCGACGATCGGAATCTCGGCCTGGCGAGAGAGCAGGGCTTCGCGACGATCGACCGCGACAACCGCTACCTCGGCCGGCGCTTCAACGACGCCTATCAGTTCGCCGCGGCAGAGGGCGTGGACTACGTCTGCCCGATCGGCTCCGACTCCTGGGTGGATCCGCTCTCCGTCTTCGCGATCCTCGAGGCCGTGAGCGACCTCGAGATCGGCGCCTCGCGCAACTACTCCGTCGTAGACCGGGACGGCCTCCGCAGGACCGACTGCTTCGTAAACTGGCGCTGGACGCTCGCGGCGATCCCGACGGAGCTACTCCGGCCGGCCGCCTGGCGACCCTGCGACGAGCGGATCCGCAAGGGATGCGATACGTCCATGATGAAGTCCCTCGAGCGCGCAGGACGAGTCCGGCATCGCTACGCCGAGCGACATCAGCTCGAGCTCGTCGCGTTCCAGAGCGACGTGCAGATCACGTCCTTCGACCGCCTGCACGCGAAATGGGGCTGCGGCGCGATCGTCGAGGAGCCCTTCTCCGGCCTGGCGGAGGTCTATCCGCCGGCGTTCGTCGACCGCGTCGAGGCCCTGTACGAGGCTCGCAGATGACGCGCGTTCCCCGCACAGAGACCGCTCCGGGCGAGCTGGAAGATCATGCGTGAGTGTCAGCGTGTGGACATCCCCGGCGTGAGGAAGCATTACGTCTTGCGCGAGGATGCGGAGCGCTGGTTTGTGGCGAACGTGAGGCGAGTGGGTTGAAGCCCCGCCTACTTGACCTTTTCTGTGGCGCCGGCGGTGCGGCGATGGGCTACCACCGCGCGGGCTTCGAGGTCGTCGGCGTTGACCACAAGCCGCAGCCGAGGTACCCGTTCGAGTTCATTCAGGCGGACGCGCTGGAAGTGCTCAACAACTGGGGCGACACGATCCCAGCGAGCGAGGGATTCGACGCCATCCACGCGAGCCCGCCGTGCCAGGCGTGGACGGCGTACCGGCGCACAGGTCGCACTAACTGGTACCCCGATTACATCGCTGAGACTCGGGAGCGGCTAGACAAGACCGGATTGCCTTACGTCATCGAGAACGTCGTAGGTGCCCCGCTCATCGACCCCGTGTTGATCTGCGGCACGATGTTCGATCCCCCCATGGAGATTCAGCGCCACCGTCTCTTTGAGGTGAATTGGCCGCTCCGACAGACAGTGTGGCCCTGTCGCCACAAGCTCAATGGGGCGGATCGCTACCCCGGTGGTAGGTCCAAGCAGCGCACGGGAACATCTCGCGGCCTCGTACGCGCTACGGTCGAAGTTGGCTCATGGGACATTCCGCTTGCCGTCCAGCAGGAGGCGATGAGCATTGACTGGACGACGTTGGAAGAGCTCTCCGAGGCAATCCCGCCCGCCTACACCGAGTTCATCGGGACGCAGCTCATGGCCTACCTCAAGCAGACGGTGGCGGCCGTGAGACAAGTGGGTTAGTGTCCACCATCGGCTCCGCGCACATCCGTCGCCGCTCTACCGCCAAGGGCGAGGCTCGCTTTCAGGTGCGCTACCGACTCGGCGGACGTGGCTGCGCTCTGCGCCACGGTGGTTCCTTCCGCAAGCTCGCTGACGCCAGAGAGCGGGAGGCGTACATCCGCACGGGGCTACTGCGCCGAGGTGAAGCGCACCGAGCGGCTCGACCTGTGGGGGGCATGGCGTCAGGTGTGCGCCGCCGCTCGCGGTGGAGTGGAGCGGAGGCCTCGATCGTCTTCCGCTACCTCACCATCTCGGGGAACCTGCTCTATCTCCTCCGCCTGCCGGACGGCTCCCTCCTCCCCTGGGCCTCTTGGTCGTTCAAGTGACATCGCCGGCCTACCCTGCCGTCTTCGAGGGCTACGAGGCGAAGCGCGAGGAGCTTCGGGCCTGGCTCCGCAAGTACTACGTGAGGGGCTTCTCGCTCTCTCCTCCCTGCCGGATCCTCGACGCGGGCTGCGGAGAGGGCTTCTGGGCCGAGCTATTCCGCGAGGAGGGCTTCGACGTCGTCGGGGTCGACCTCGAGCCGGCCTACGTCGCCGAGGGCCGCCGCAAGTACCCCGAGCTCGACCTCCGCGTGGCAGACATTGAGGGCGAGCTACCGTTCCCTCGGATCCCGATAGGGTCGTTCGACGTCGTCTTCGTCCGGGCCGTCTCCCATCTCTACGCTCCCTCTCTGCGCGGCGCCGTCCTCGCGCTCGGCAACCTCCGCGACTACCTCGTCCCCGGAGGCCTGCTCCTGCTCTCGGCCTACACGGACGGCTCCGGAGAGGCGAAGAAGGGCGCGTTCGGCGACTACTACCTCTGGCACCATGCGCCGGCGGCGATACAGATCGCGGTCGAGGAGGCGGGCTATACGGTCGACGCCGTTACGAGGTCTGGGAAGTATCTCCATATCGGGGCCCGGCGATGACCGGCCGCGAACGGTTGGAGCAGGTGCGGGAGGCGCTGGCCCGTGAATGGGCTGAGCACGAAGACCCCGCCCTCGCCGCCCTCGACGGCTGCGTGGTGCTGACGGCGGAGGAGGCGGAGAGGGTACGAGGCGTCTGTCTGGATGGGCGAGTCTGGGAGGAAGAGTACTCCGCGACAACGGCAGACTCCGATGCTGCTCTCGCCCTCCTCACCCCCACCGAGCGAAGCACCTCGCCATGACCTACGACGCCGCCTTCTACGACGCCCTCGCGGACGATCCCGCCAACGCCTACTTCGTCCCGCTCGAGGAGAGCGTCTACGCGGATCTCTGGCGCCGAGCCGCCGCTCTCGTGGGTACGGGTAACCACGTGGTCGATCTCGGCTGCGGGACGGGCCGGCTCGCCTCCCTCCTGATCCCGAGCTCGCGCTCCTACCTCGGCCTGGACTTCTCCTCCGTCCTGCTACAGGAGGCCCGCATCTACAACGAGGGCGCGAGGCACCGCATCGTCGAGTTCCGACAGGGAGACGTCCGCGAGGTCAAGCTCCCCTGGGCGGACGTCTACGTCGCGACGGAGCTACTCGAGCATCTCCCCGACCAGGACGACCTGCTCCTCCTCTGGCGCCTCGCCGGCAGGGAGGCCAGGATCGTCGTCTCCGTTCCGTCCTTCGACTCGGCCTCCCACGTCCGTACCTTCCCCGACGAGGCGTCTGTCCGAGAGCGGTACGAGGGCCTGATCGCGATCGACCACTACGAGCAGGTCCCTCTCGGAGAGCACTGCTTCCACCTGATCCGAGGAACGTGCTGATGGCCGTCCATGTCATGCCGCAAAACGACTATATCGAGCACGAGTTCACGGACTGCCCCTGCGGCCCGGACTACGAGTTCATCGACCCCGATACGGGGGTAACGTACCCCAGCGGGCCACTCGTCACGCATCACTCGCTCGACGGGAGAGAGCAGAGGGAAACGCGACGAGTAGACGACGAGATGGGATGCTGATACTGACGCCGGAGCGGGAGGCAGAGATTCGGAGTCGTGCTTCGTGGTGTCGGTCATGGGCTGGGAGGCCAGTGCAAAAACCGCAGATCACGCAAGAGTGGCTAAACCTCGCACACGACCTGGACTTTCTCCTCGCCGAGCTCGACCGCCTACGCGCGGAGGTTGAGCGGCTGACTCATGCGGTGCCCGCATCGTCGGCTGATCTGTACGCCTTTCAAGAGCGGGCGCAGCGAGCCGAGGTTGAGCGGCTGACGGAAGTTGGCAGAGCGATGGGCGTAGGGATGCGTGAAAAGCACGCTGCTCTAAAAGACGACGCGGACAGGCTGGCTGAGGCGCTGGGCGGGATGCTTGCAATGCACGGCGGCGACGATTGTATGTTCTGCGAGGACGCTAACGTGGCCCTCCGCCAGCACGAGGAGCAGCGGTGATGCTGACGCCAGAGCGGGACGACGAGGCGTACCCCGTCATCCCATCGTGAGCGCCCCTCGCTTCCTGCATATCGCGTCGGGTGAGATGAGGGACTACCCCCAGAGCTTCGACGCCTCCGATCTGGGGGGGCTGGGGGTCTTCCTGGGGGGCGCCTCTGCCGTCCTACCCCTCCGGGAGGCGGCCGCCCTGCCGATCGCCTCTCCCTCCGTCGTAGCCCTGAGACACGACGTAGACCACGACCTAGACCACGCCGTACGCTTCGCAGAGTGGGAGGCAGCCCAGGGATACCGCTCCTCCTACTACGTGCTCCCCAACTCGTGGTACGCAGCAGACGTCGGCTTCGCGGCCCGTCTCCGCTACCTCGAGGAGTTAGGACACGAGGTCGGGCTCCACTCCAATGTCGTAGGGCTGGCCTACGCCGAGAGCGGGGACGCCTTCGAAGCGGTCGACGGCTCCGCCCTACCCACGGGCTTCCTGTCCAGAGCGGCAGAGATCATGCGAGAGCAGATAGCCTTCCTCCGCTCCCTCGGTCTCGACGTGTCCGGTACGGCCGCGCACGGCAACGGAATCGAGGGAGCGTCCAACCTCCAGCTATGGGCGATCGGCTACTCGCCGCAGGACTTCGGCCTCGACTACGAGGCGTACCACCTGCATCGAGACGTCCTATACCTCTCGGACAACAGAGGTAGATGGAGCGATCCTCTCCGCCTCGACGAGACGAGACAGACGCATGTCCTGACGCATCCGGAGCACTGGCGACTCTGACACGGACGTGGGGGATGACCACTAGAGACCCGAGCTCCGTTGTAC